CCGATTTTGAATCAGTTTACATGGTGCATGTAAGTCGTTAATCTTAAAAGGTATTTTTAATCTTAGGTGAAACGCACACACACCTATGTCATCACCTACATCATCACGCGCATGATGCATGTGATGCGCGCGCGCAGCCACGGCTGACGGGGGCGGGCGTGGGCCATGGGGGGTACCCGCGTATATTATATACAGCCTCGTCCTAAAATTAGGAAAATAGGGTTTGTTAACCAACCCCTCCAACACGCACAGCATAGCCTAGAAGGCACCAGAACAGCCTGTGACAGTTTTAAACACACTAGGCAAGGGCTACATAGCTTGACCGCCTTGAAAGCCAGCCTTGCTCGTTTAAACTTACAAAACTCTGCAACCCATAGCAGTATGTAAGGCAAAGCTAGCAAGTGTTGTTTATGTGCAACAACAGCTAAACATTGTTGACACGCTACAACAACCTGTGTAACACTATGGGTAAGCAGTCGGGAATGAAAACACCGTGGGCTGCTCAGTTGTCTTAACGACAGCTTTCGCTACCAACACGGGGTTCACATCAAAGGTAGCAGCGTGGGACATAATTCTAGTGCGCGATGTAGCAGGGGCTTATTCCTTGTAAAGACTGGATGAAATGAAGTGTTATAAGCAACACGGATTCTAAAGTTTTTGCTTTAGCAAGTTGTCGAACCTTCTTCTTTAAGCGGGTTAAGATAGACTTTAACTAAAGTTTTTAAAACATATGTTCAATACCTCAATACAACCTCTAATTAGTCTATATAGCTATATTGTCTATGTTAAGTATTGTTAATAGATTAATGTATAATCTATGTTTATGACTACTACTACTTATTACACTAGACAACAACTTATTGATAATGGACAACTAGATGCTAAACCTTATAGCATTACTAATAGCGCCTACATTGCATTACATAATGATTGTTTAGATAGTGTTCACATACCTCATAGTGATGTTTACTATGTACGTGTTGCATTAGAGAAACATAGTGGCATGTTCTTTCCTTTAGATGTTGTTGAGAAAGCAATGAAAGCTGAAGGATGGAAAGATAAGAAGTTTGTTGTATAACTGTCACAGTTGTGAGGCATAGCCTCTTTAGTTGTTAATGAAAGAAACCATGGCTACCGCTCCTCCCTCTGCTTCAAACACCGCAGCCAAAGCTGCTAAATATCATCGTGAGAGACCTATAAATAAGCCTTTGCCAACACCGCAGATGCGTAGCCAGCTCAGGGATCAGGCCAAACTTGATGAGGCTTTCAGGCGCGCCACGCCAACACCGCAGATTCCTAGCGATAGCGCGCAATACTCGGCGGCGCTGGCACTGGCAAAGACGTCCGGGCGTTCTGGCGCCCAGTTTACACCGTCTTTGCAACAGATACCTAGAGATAAGCCTATGCCACAGATACCTAGAGATAAGCCTTTGCCACAGATACCTAAAAATAAGTCTTTGCCAATACCACAGATGCCTAGAAATATGTCTTATAATCCATCAATGGATCCATCAATGGCTAAGGGTGGCATGGTGAAAGATGTTAAAATGTCTATGGGTAGTGATATGGCTAATAAATCAATGATGAACTATGGAGGTATGGCTATGAAACAACCAATGATGGCTAAGGGCGGTGCTGTAGCCGCCAAAGCTCCTGCCAAAGCTCCTGCCAAAGCTCCTGCCAAAGCTCCTGCTAAGGGTGCTGCTAAAGGCATGTCTAAAGCTCCTTCTATTGTCATTGCTGTTGGTATGGCTAAGCCTTCTAAGAAGCCTATGATGAATAAGGGTGGTTCTGTTAAAGGGAAGTATTGATAATGGCTACTAACACTGGTACTCGTAGAGGTAATGATAAAGGCATTCAACGTAATAAAGAAACTAGTGGGTCTAGGCCTAATCGAAGCGGTGGCGAAAGCAATGCCAATAGGGTGTTGCCTTCTCCTAGAGAAGATATAGATAAGTCTCAACCTAAAGATTTTGAACGAATTAAAAAGGGATTGATGCCATCCACTAAGAACGGTCGTGATTTAGCTCCTGAAGGTAGTGACAAGCTTCCACGGGCAACTCAACAAGAAGCTGGTGGTAGGGCATTGCTTCGCAGTGTAAGTCGTGCTGGGGCTGCTCAGTTGGCTGGTGAGCTTGGATATGCTGCTGGTCGAGAAATAGATGAACGTACTGGTTTAGGCAAAGCTGCTGTTAATAAATCTAATGTTGGTAGGGCAGTTTCTGAAGCTCTTTCTAAAAGCGACAGGGTTGAACTTTCTAAAGCTTCTAAAGAACGTCTTGCTGATATTGAAAACGATGAAGCTTTGCGTAAAGTTGATAGTGAAAAAGAATATGCAAAGGGTGGTTATGTTAATTGTGGCGCATCAGTACCGCCTGCACAGAAATCTAAGAAGGGTTACAAATAATGTTTACTATTGAAATGTTATACTGTGGTTTTAAATTATCAGTATAACCAACAACAACATGGCTCAAATTAAACGAGGCTCTGAAGAGTTCTCTGGCTACAACAAGCCTAAAGCAACTCCGTCACATCCCAGCAAGAGTCATGTTGTGTTGGCTAAAGAAGGGGATGTGGTGAAACTCATTAGGTTTGGTCAGCAGGGTGTGCAAGGCAGTCCTGATGGTAGCAAACGTAATGAAGCTTTCAAAGCCAGACATGCTAAGAACATTGCTAAGGGCAAGATGAGTGCTGCCTATTGGGCCAATTTGAAAAAGTGGTGAAAGATATGGCTAAATCTAAAGTTAATGAAGCAGGCAATTATACCAAACCAACAATGCGAAAAGCTTTGTTTGAAAAGATTAAAGCTGGTAGCAGCGGTGGTGATGCTAATGAATGGTCAGCTAGAAAAGCTCAGCTATTAGCAAAAGAATATAAAGCAAAAGGTGGACGTTATAAATCATGAGTAAGAGTCAAACACATTATTTGCCTAATGGTAAAGTTTATGTTGGTGAAACACACAAGTCTGGTAATGTTTTGATGACAGGTGCTAAGCATACAGCCACCAGCAAAGTTCTTACGCATACACCGCCTAAGAAAAAGAAATAATGAAAGCTCCTCAGAAGTCTTTAAAGGATTGGGGTGATCAGAAATGGCAAACAAAGTCTGGTAAACCCTCGTCTGAAACAGGAGAGCGCTACCTACCTGAGAAGGCCATCAAAGCTTTAACCTCTGCGGAGTATGCTGCCACAACCAAGGCCAAGCGTAAAGGCACAGCAGAGGGTAAGCAGTTTGTAGCACAACCTAAAGGTGTGGCTAACAAGACAGCTAAGTTTAGATGAGGAAATAACAATGGCAACAATGACAAAGAAACAAACAAAGAAGGTGGCTACGGTCATGGGCGAGTTCAAGGACAAGGGTTTGCATAGTGGCAAGGGTGGTCCTCTTGTTAAAAATCCTAAGCAAGCCATTGCCATTGCTTTGTCTGAAGCTTCACGGATGAAGAAGAAATAACAATGGCATTACCAACACCGAAACAACGCAGCAAGGGCACAGCATTGCCTGCTGCTGTTCCAACTGTTGTCTATACTTGTCCAGCAAAATTCACAGCACAAATAGTATTGTTGGTTGTTTCTAACAAAGGCTCTGGCAATAAGACTGTCACTATTAGTTGGACAGATAGTCATATTGGTAGTAGCTATTCTATTGTTGCTGGCTATACACTTTCAGCTTACAACTTCTTAAAGTTTGATCAATCGTATTTGGTGTTGAACGCTGGTGACACTTTGACAATTACATCAGAGGCTGGTTCAACTATGGACGCAACCGTCACTGTTGAAGAATATTTTGATCCAGCTAGTCGTCAATAATTAAGGAAATATATGGCAAAAGAATTATCAGAACAACACAAGAAGTTTCTTGAAGTTTTGTTTGACGAAGCAGGCGGTAACATTAATGTTGCTAAACAACTTGCTGGATTCTCTATAGGCTACAGCACTCGTCAGCTAACCAACTATCTCAAAGAAGAGATTGTTGATGCTACCCAGCTCTACATTGCAATGAATGCACCAAAGGCTGCGTATGCTGTGGTTGGTGCTATTGATGATCCTACACAGCTTGGTATCAAAGAAAAGATTAATGCTGCTAAAGACTTCCTTGATCGTGCTGGTTTTGTTAAGACAGAGAAGGTGGTTGTTGAAGCAACCAATGGTGTGATGATATTACCAGCGAAAGACCGCGAGGAAGACTGATGAGTGGTTTAGGGGCGTGGGTGCTTCCACAGCCAATAGATACAACAACATATGTTAGCATTCCAAAAATAGGAAGAACTGTTCCGTTTGGTTATAAGGATGGTGTTGATGAAGGATGGCTTGATCCAATACCAAACGAGCTTGAGGCGTTAGAGAAAGCTAAGAAGCATTTAAAGCAGTATTCATCCAGAGATGTTGCAGCGTGGTTGAGTAAGCTAACTGGTAGAACAATATCTCACGTAGGTTTGTTGAAACGAATCAAAGATGAACAGTCCCGTAAAAGAAAATCTTCAACTTATCGCAAGCTTGCCCAGCGCTACGAAGAAGCGCTTAGGAAGGCCGAAGAGTACCAGCAGCGCCTCGGCGTCAAAGAAGAAGACCCCTACCTCAGCAGCGACAAGTACAGAAAAATTAGAGCCAGTTTTGACACCGGCACCCTTGGAAACACAGAACATTGTATTTAAGCCTAACGCTGGTCCTCAGTCTTTCTTTCTAGCAGCGTCTGAGCGTGAGGTTTTGTATGGTGGTAGTGCTGGTGGTGGTAAAAGCTATGCAATGTTAGCTGATCCTCTACGCTATATGGGGCATCCACAATTCTCTGGTTTGTTGTTGCGCCATACAACTGAAGAACTTCGTGAGCTTATCTGGAAATCTCAGGAAATGTATC